AAGGCCAGATGCTTTACATGCCGAAAGCCCTGGCTGAGATCAAGAATTTTTACAACATGGCGGCAAAGATCAAGGAAAACACAAAACCTGACTCGGAAAGAGACAATCCATGGCTCGTTCCAGCTTACCGGAAAGACATGTTTTCACTCGGCTCATTCGGGAATAGCGGAATACAGGCCGAGGATTTTCTGCGTCTGGCCAATCTTGACTGGAAGGCGGCATACAGCAAAACCGCGCCCGCAATCAAAGCCATTGTGGAAGGATCGCTGGATTACAATATTTTCTCCGGAAAGCAAATCTCCAAGGACAACAAAGCCGGTCAGTACGCCAACCTTCCCGAACCGATTCGCAAGCTGTTGGGATATGATCAGGACTCCAATACCGTCAACCCCTGGATGAAATGGGGCGCTGGTGTTGCGGCCGGCCCCTTGATGAAACCCATCCTGAACTCTGTGGATCCAAAGAAAGATGGATGGAGTGTTGTTACTTCCGCGCGTGAGTATGACACGAGCGAAAAGAACATGCTCAAGCAGGACCGGATGAACCGTCGCAGTGAGGCAAATGGCGGATTTTGGGCAAACAACCGATTTTCCGGAAATGATCTTGGCTTCGGGCCGACATCGGCCGGCGCTTCGACGACCACTCCCGCACTTACCAAATTTCAGGAATATGTCGCGAAATGGGAGAAGACATATGGAGCTGGTGCATTTGGCAAGGAATACAAGGTTGGCGCACAGGACAATAATGTTTCCATGATGTTTGCCAACCAGATGCTTAGGTGGGGCAAGGATCGTGCTGATGCTTTGAAATATCAAGGTGACATTGCCCAGGGCGATGAATTATCCCATCGACAGACACTTGCCAACATTGCAGCCGAAAATAAATTCTACCTGCGAGATCGCAAGGACGCTGATCAGGCGCTTCTTGATGCACAAATAAAACACGATAAAACACGGGTAAGAAAAGCCGGTGAAGGTTCTCCTTTCTCCGACAGTGAACTCAAGAATTATGTAACGGGCGGATTCAGCCCCTACCAAATCGCCTTCAACAAGGAAAAAGAGCGTTTCGTATCTTCCAATTCAAAGTTGGCCGAAACATGGCGCGCTGCCGGTGACAAAAGCCCGGAGTCGATCAAACGGGCCGCCGAAGCGGAACGTGTATCCGCGCAAGCATCCGGCCGCAGTGTTGAATGGCTCGAAAAAATGTACGCGGCAATCAAGGCCAAGGAAGATCATGCTCTCAGTGAATTAGAAGCAAAACGTCGCATAGCTTACTCCAACATTCTTTCCAATATGGCCGACGCGGAAATGAGTGCCTATGGCAAGATCGAAATGAACCGTCAGGCCGCGCAGCAAAAATATCGCGGCAGTGATGATTATAAATACGCCAAGGCTCGCAATGATTATGAAGAAATCAAACTGGCCGAATCAGCGATCGATGCAAAGTTCGCACAACAAAAACGCGATCAATTGACCAAAGACGCTAAAGCGGAAATGGAGCAAATCGAAAAATACGCAAAAGGCAAAGCTGAGAATATCATCGCCGCCCTCAAGGAGATTTATGATCGCGGCGGCAAATCCATTGATGAATTTTATAAGGAACGATTAAAGGCGCAAAGTGATCAGCAAAACACCAAAGCCAGCGCCGCCATCAGTATTGCACAAGCATCCATGCGGTCTGCTGTGGATAATGGAAAACCGACATTGGAAGGCCGTGATGTCAGTTATTCACTGACGCCGATGAAAGATAAATCCGTCAGTCTTGAAGCCATGCAGAACTTCACTAAAAGCCTTGATGATATATTGAGAACATCAAAAACGATTCAGGAATTTCAAAAACGCTTCGCTGAATTAAACCCAACCTCAATGAATATTGAAGCCAATATCAGTATTGGCGAAAAGACAAAAGAAATCGTTCAAGCAGCGATTGTCGAATTGGAAGAATTAAAGAGCGTTCTATCCAATCCCAATCTCGACCCGCGCACGGCTGTTCATGTCATGGAAAATGCATTAAATCTTATGTCCACACATTTTAAGGGCATTGATGTGTCGGGAATGCGTGAAGCGATGAAGAATTTGGCAAGCGCCGCCAGTGATACATCAAAAAACATCACGGATGCATCGAGTGATAGCGCCCAGGCCACCGCAAAATTCAACAAGGGCATTACCGAGATCAATGCGTATGCCGAGAACATGAAGGCCCAAGTTTACAGTCAGACCGGATTGCGCACCCTTGGATTACGGTCGATGACAGACAAAGGCGCAAAGTTCGGGTACAGTACATCGCCCTATGCGCCGGAAGGTTATGATGCCAATGCCGTTGTCCTGAAAACATCATTGGATGCGGCGGACGCCGAGGCCTCGGGATGGTTCCAAAAGAATACACAGCAGCCGGGTGGTTTGAAATTCAGGACAAAAGGCGACAATCAATCTGATAGTGGTTACATGGCTCAGGTTGAAGAAGATCTGCGCCAGCACGAAGCAAACAAGGCAAATATTTCCGCGGCCGGTAAAGCACAATTAGAAGCCCTGCAAAACGCATATGCTGCTACTGTTATAAAATCAGAAGGTATGATTGCGCTGAACGAACAGCAAATCATGCAGCAACGGATTCAGACTGCCGGCGACATGGCCTCGATGATGACTCAGACTGCCACGATGATGTACGAGGCGTCCGGTAAGAAATCCAAAGAAGCCTTTTATGCCATGAAAGCTCTGGCCATTGTGGAAGCAACGATCAAGGGCGTCACAACGGTCATTAACGCTTATAATGCCGGTATGTCTATCGGAGGACCAAGCGCCCCTGCTTTTGCTACGGCTTACGCAGCTATCGCCTCGGCGTTTGTCGGAACGCAGGTAGGCATATTGACTTCACAGATGGTCAATGGTCCGGAAGGCAAGGCGACCGGCGGCCCGATCAAGGGCGGTTCAGGCGTAAAAGACGATGTTCCGATCATGGCGATGGGCGGCGAATTCATGATGCGACGCACCGCTGTTGACAAATACGGGCAGAGTTTCATGGATGCGTTAAACCGTGGCTTGGTTCCCCTCAATGCCATTAATTTCTCCGTGCCTTCACTACCCGACACGAGTACGCACCAAACTCATTTTGCCGATGGCGGTCCTGTCGGGAATACTGCGCCCGTACCCATTACCGTCCAACTTAAAAATGAAAGTGGCACGCCACTCAAGCAAACGAAATCAAGCACATCCTTCGACGGTCAGCAATACGTCGTGTCCGTGTGGCTCGACGCGCTGGACCGAAATGTTGGCGGCTTACGGGATCGGGTGGGAGGTTAACTTATGCCAATAACAACGACAACAACGACCATCGATCTCAGTAATATCGCCGCATGGTTAGGGATTGCTGAACCCATATACCCGATCAAGGAAACGACACTCTTTCCAGCTTATCGCAACGAGAAAGAAGCCGGTTATATTCAAACGCGCAGACGATGGACAACACCCAAAAAGATATGGACGTTGGAATGGCCGGAAGAAATCGCATTATCCGAAGTCGATTTCCAGATCCTTCTTGCTTATTTTCTAGCAAACCAAGGTTCATCGTTCTCATGGACGCATTATTCCACGGGGGTCATTTACACCGTGACATTCGACCAGGATGAACTTGTCGGAGATATCTATCATCCCGGATGGCGCACGACATCTGTTAAATTGAGGCAAATATAATGCCCTTAACTTTATCATCTGTCGCCATTGAAGAAAAAAACAAATTGAACACGGACAGTATTTTTCTGGTCTGTTTGAGAATTGTCATTCCCGGTATCGTTGAACCGATTCGCCTCGTGAATAATTCCGAAAATATCACATGGCAGCATCCCGATGATACCGCGCCTGAAACATGGATCGCCGCGCCAGTATTCAAGATCAACGAACTATCCGACGGGTCCAGTGGAGAAGTGCCGATGGTAACGATTCAGGTTTCCAATATCTCGCGGGTGATGGACCAGTATATCCAATATTACGACAATTACATCAAGGCCAACGGATATTCGCGCATAACCGTTTCGATCTGCGTGATCAACACGAAAGTCATCGCTGCTGACCCCGCGGCCGAACCGGAAGTCGATCATGTTTTCGAACTAAAACAACCAAAGTGCGACGCGGAATGGGCGACATTCGTACTTTCGGCCAGTAATCCGTACCAGCGCCGTTTTCCACAGAACCGGATTCTTCGGAATCATTGTCGTTACAAATTCAAGGGGTCAGATGGTCGCTGTGGATACACAGGGGCGTTAACAACATGCAATCATACATTAATTCAATGCAGGGCCAGAAACAATTCAACACGGTTCGGCAATGCGCCGGGGGTAGGTTTAGGTGGATTCGACATTACTTAATTTGTTTCATTCCAAATACGAGCGCGGTGGCAAAACGGCCAATACACATGACTGCAAGAGCCTGTTTGTAGAAGTCATGAACCGTTACGGCAACGATGTTCAGGCGCCGGACATTGAAACGCTGGCTGTCGAGCAGGTCGTGGCCGCCGAAGCGAAGGGTGAATACGCCTATACGGACGTTGATTCCTCGATCATCGAGAATGAGTTGGCCAGTGGCAAATGGGAGAAAATCGATGAACCGGTTGAGGGATGCGCCGTGTGCATCGCGCTGGATCCCATGAAGCCGAAACAGGTGCAGCATCTCGGTGTTTATATTGGCGGAGGTAAATTCCTGCACATCCTGCGGGACATGGGTGTCGTGACGACAAGAATCGACGACAGATTTTTTCGTAGAAAAATTAGAGGATTTTATAAGTGGAAGAAATCTTAAAAAGACAAAATATCCACATCACGAATATAACGAATCCTTTTGATCCGATGCATAACCGCGAGTTCAAGGAAGTGCCTCGCGGATTATCACTCAAGGAATGCATCGATCTCGTGCGCGACCCATTGTCCGGCTGCTTCTATGTGGCCGCTGTCAACGGTGAACTCGTACCGGAAGATGCCGATTACGCCCTGATTTATCCGCAAGGCAACGTCGTTCTTTGCGCAACCCCGGAAGGTGGTGGTGGTGGCGGTGGAAAAAACGTACTTAGAGTAATCGCATCACTCGTTATTATTATTGCGGCTGTTGTGGCGACGATTTACGCACCATATGGTGCGCCTGCGTGGTGGACGGCCGCAGAGGGAGGATTAGGATTAAGCGCGGCAAGCTTTGGCCTCGCTGTTGGCATGGCTGTTTCCGTCGTCGGTAATCTATTAATCGGCGCCCTGCTGCCTTACGACATGGGCACGGATGTCGCTGGTTCAGAAGCAAGTTCCCAAGAATCATCGACCTATTCATGGCAGGGAGCAACGAACTCCAATCGCGAGGGCGTTGTATGGCCTGTCCTTTACGGCACCATGAGGATCACGCCACCGATCATCGGTAAATACATCGAAGTGGTCGGGGATCTCCAGTACCTGAATATTCTTTATGCCGTCGCGGATCATGCAATTGATTCCATTGATGAAACCAGCATCAAGATCAACGACAATCTGGTTACGAAAAATGTCGATGGCATCACATGGGAATACCGTCTCGGCGCATTAAACCAGACGCCTATTCAGTATTTCAATGACGCCAGAACCATGAAGTCCAGCGGTGCAAAACTCAGTACGTCATGGACGACTATTGATGCAGATGGCACTGAAACAGAAGGGCTTGGTATTGCTGTCAGTTTTCCAAGAGGATTATACAGCGCGCAGAATGATGGCACGATAGGTGGATTCTCGGTTGCCCTGAACATTGAATACAAAGAGGCATCGGCCTCTACATGGACACGGCTCAATACCTACCGCCAAACCCCGCTGACGGTTACGACCGGAAGATGGTCTGCCGGATATTATGACGGCGCAGGAGGATGGTGTGAAGTTCTAGCCGGAACGACGACGGTCGGTGATCACATTGAGGGCGAGGCTTATTACCAAGCCGATTACTCGCAGGATCAATGGATATATCTCAATTTTTCCGGCACAGCAACGGCCAACCAACCCCGCAAGGTCGCGCAGTGGCACTGGGTCACCACAACGACAATCGTTGCGGAAGTTGGATCCGTTGAAAACACATACGTTACCGTCAGCGGCGCGCAAACCAGCGCCATTCGACGCGTCTTTTACGC